CAAACAAAGATTTACCCCACCGTAGCCGGTTTCCCACGCCGCTACAGCGACCCACCCTCGCCTGGCAACAGGCGAGGGCTTTGCAATACGCCCGGACTCCCACAGAGCAAGCTCCGTGAGTGACGGGTCTTCAGTGAAGTACTGAAGAAGATTTGCAAAGCCTTCGAACCTCTGCGTACGTGAACTCGATGTGACGAATCTCATCGAGGCGTACTCCCATCTATGGAGACTAGCATTCCAACGCGTTTCAGCGTCAGTACTGAAGCCCATAGATGACTGGAGACCGAAGGTCCCGGACTCAAATCCTACCGAGGGGACCAATTTCTTGGTCCACCACGGCAATGGCTTAAGCAGGAAGTCAGCAGCACGCCATAGACCCATTTTATACAGGTTATTTGACGTGTCTATAACTCCCTGAAGAGTTCCGGGGGTGGCTTCATCGTAGAACCTGATCACTTGCCCTGGTGAGACAACTTGTCCTCCATAGGCGTCGGTGCCACAGCTTTCACGGAAGTTTCCAACCGTGTGCGTTTTGCTCCGATTAATTTTCAGGAAAAGAAGCTTCATCAGCTTCTCTACGATCGGTACCCAAGATACGGGGACAATGATATCATCCCCGTATACCCGGACCGACTTTGCCAGTCCTTTCATATCCGCCCACTTGGTCTTTGTAGTAGCCATTCCGGCCGCTACGCAGATTATGTAGAACGAAACCGATTGAACCGGGAAAGTCAGAGCTGAACCCATAGACGCGAATTTCCGAAGTTTGTATAGCTTCGGAGACTTCTTGTCTAAGGTCTGTGTAAGGTATCTAGTCCGACTTGCGATGAACGCTTGTAGATAACTCCGGTTTCGCCGGAATAGGCGTTCAACTATATAACAAGAAAGACGATCGGAAGCCGACGAAAGATCTATCGTGGCATCCGAACCAGACACAGATGCAGAAAGAGCTCTTGCGCCAGACAGATCTTGTCGACCGAAGTCGATAGACTGCCCTACGTAAGATCCTTTGATGGCAGCTGTCATCGAATACAAGACAGCTTGCTGACACCATTGATTGCATGTTGGTTCCGCGGCGATAAGCCTTGGTCCCTTCTGCGTCTTTGGCACAGCTACCAGTTTACTGGCCCCCTCCTTTAGGGGTAGCCAGGCTGGTATGCCATGGGCGTCCACGTCGTTCGAGTTCGCAACCGCGAACACGTCGGCCGGGAACACCCACTGCAGTCTCGGACCCCAAGCTGGAAAGTGGTACTTAAACCCCTTCCCTGTCTGGATATCCGAAACAGCTCCAGGTCCATGTCTATACCTAGCTGCGAGGGGGTTAAACTCCCCAAGCACGCTAGATACTCTGTCTGCGGTAGACTGGCAGACAGAAAGCAACCAGGCGCTATCTCCATCGAATTCTTCTCCGGAGAATAGATCCTCATGTATAGGAAGGCAATCAAGAAGACTGCCACTATCCCGTACAGATAGATCTGACCCATCACCGTCCCAGGATTGAGACGGAACCGGGAGCGCTTGGTCAACATCGTAATACTCCTTAATTGCGGCGTAAGTCGCGCTCGAGGAGCACTCGATTTCGTACTTTTTGCCAGCGTACAGTAATGTACGTAGCATTTGTACGTCCATCGGGTCGATGCTTTGCTTAAGACATCCATTGTCATGCATTATGCGCGACCAGAAACCCCGGAATAGTCTGGGGATCTCGGTCCTTCTGTTGACGCTCCTCGAGAGAGGTGCGCCGTCAAAAGCAAGGCGACCGGTTTCAAAGGCAGAGTCTAGTATTTTGCCCAAGGCCGGCAGCATCGTCGTGAATACGGCGATGCCCATAATGTTAGTCAGGGTCTCGAGACGAGTTTTATCCCGTTCGATATCTGAATGGAGGATTGGATAGTATACCGCAGCGTCTTCTAAGAGGCTGCGGTAGAAGCCGATGAAATTATCTGACAGGCTTTTGTTCATTATTCACACCTCTGTGATTGATGAATCCTGGGCCTTCAGACACTCCCTAAACTGACGTTGGCATTAGACCAACGCAGGAACGGGGAGGTAGCTCTCAGTCCTAGACGGAGGCAGGTATTAGCTCTGCCAGGTCAGAAGATTGTCCTGCACGGTGGCGTTGTCGAGATAATCGACAAAACCAGCGAACAGGTACCCGGATTCCACGATATCATCGCTCGCCAACGTTCTGTTGGTGTAGCTATTGACTCGTGTCACCTCGGGTGAGCCACCTGTGGCAAGAATCGTATGGGTGATTTCGACGTTATGACGGTCGAAAACAGACCCATCCGATCGCGGGCTCTCCTTGCTGTGCCGGATTTTCATCCGGTACACCTCAGTTGAGGTACGCAAGTAGTACTCGCTGCCATAGTTGTCTTGATTGATGCGATTAAGCACCTTTGCCACGGCATTGACCGTGATGGTTGCAGTTGCACCGAAGGCCATGATAATTTCTCCTATCGTTTTACCTGTTGCCAGGCCATTGCCCTTTTACCTACCTAGGTTGAAGGCAATAGACGATAGGTTCGCCATTTGCTTCGCCGAAAGGAAAGGCAAGGAAGCAGTGAGTCCAGCCGTAGCTAGTACGCGAGATTTTGTCTCGTATACATACTTCGGTCCGATTGCGCCAAACCCAGGTGATGTAGACTGAATCTTTCCAGTTTCAGTTGTAGTCACATGGTACATAACGCAACCTGATCCAGCTGTCGCTCCCACAGCGTTCCGGGTGGCATTTAGATAGTCACCCACGTTGAGGAAGTAATCGCTGAACCAGGACCAAGGGGTAGCCTCCCAAATAACGGACGCGAGTCCGCTACTGGAGAAGTCCCAACCATGCACGACACGTCGTGCTAAGTCTACCAGGTCCGTCGCACTAGGAATATCGGGCGATGCTGGGTTCCACCGACAGGTGGCCCATACAACCGCTCGAGTTTTCTTTGTTAACGTTCCGTCTACCCAAGCTGTAAAGCTCTGGAAGACATGGTAGTTGGATTCGGAGACGCTCTCATCAAAGAGCGTCCTTTTTCTCCGCAGACCACCTTTAGCGTGCAGGGCTTTAAGTTCCTTAACACGCTTGTCCACCTGACTGGTAAAGTCAGTGAGGGCTATGAGGTCCTTAATGAGTAGGTCCCACCCGAAGTTGTAGGCCACGGCACTATTGCCGGGGCGCGACTCCGCGTGTTTCTTACCTTTAAGGTGCAACATCTCAGGGATATCCTTGAGTTCGAAGATGAAGTTAGGCACCGAAACCTCCGGTCTGGAGGGGTTGGTCTTGGCCATCATCGTCGTTATTGCAGCTGTGGAATCAGGAATATTGGGGACACTGAGGTGGGAATCTGTCGTACCCTGGCCGTCCATCGGATAGCCAGAGAACGAGTAGATAGGATAGTGGGGTTCTTCGCCACTAACCGTACCTACAACCTCATAACCTTTGTGTACGATCTCTAACGGCTGGTCGCCAGTAATAAACTGGCTATCGTCGCAGATATCAATGTGCGTCGGATCGATAACTTTCTTCGAAATCGCGCCTGTCGGGATAAAAGTAATTGTCCCTTCGACTCGACCGAAGGCCATCGAACGATGCCTAGGCACACCCATGTTCCTGTAAACTCACTTGAATATCGGGATAACATTCTGTTACGACTCGAGTCAGGTCCCCGCCTTTCGGC